AAGATTCGGTCTTCCACCCGTGGCACCGTAACCGCTTTGCAGTTTCTACCGCAGGACATGGTTAGACCGGTTGGTAATGGTGTCAACCCTTTGACGCACTACGTATACACCACGGATGGCCGCTCTTTTGACATCCCGGTATCTGACATCATCCACATCCGGTACGGGCGTGACCCTAGCGACATCAGGCTAGGTAGAGCGCCGCTTACCGCCGTCCTGCGGGAGATAGCAACCGATAACACCGCCAGTACAACCGCATACGGCTTGCTTGCTAACGGTGCTATGCCTTCATTGATTGTCGGGCCTGATGCCAAAGAGACAACCGTAGACATGAGCATGGATGACGCTCGGCAGGTCAAGCGCCAACTCCACGAAGACCTAACCGGGGACGGTTCAGGCGGCATCGTGGTAATGACCGGTGCCTACAAGATGGATCGTGTATCCCTTACTCCTTCCGAGCTTGCTTTGGATTCTGTGAGGCGTGTACCGGAGGAGCGCATCTGTTCTGCCCTGGGCATCAACCCGATGGTACTAGGCCTTGGTTCAGGCTTAGAGCGCTCTACCTACAGTAATTACGAACGCGCCCAACAGGCGGCTTGGGAAGATGGCATGGTGCCTCTTCTGCGTACACTTGCGGACGCTATCACCGCTGATCTGCTACCGGAATACCCGGAAACTCAGCAGGGCGATTATGTAATGTACGACCTTGAAACGGTCAGGGCGCTTGCCGACGATATGCAAGCGGAAGCGGTAAGAGCCGAGAAACTGTACAAGGCCGGCATCATTGATCGGGCTGAAGCCAAGCGCATAGCGGGGCTTGAAGCCGTGCCGGAAGATGAAGGGCAGCTACACCCAACGGCAATCCCGGTACAAAGCGGTGGTGGCTTTGATGGTGCCGCAGTGCGATCGTATGAGATGAAGTTCCGCCCAACTGAAGCAATGCGGACAGCAGCACAGCGGGCGCTTGACTGGAAGGCTGAAGGTTTCGACGGCGGGACACGGATAGGCCTTGCAAGGGCTAACCAGATTGTCAACGGTGAGAAGTTATCTGAAGACACGATACTCCGGATGTACAGTTTCTTTTCTCGTCATGAAGTAGACAAACAGGCTGAAGGCTTCAACGCTGGTGAAGAGGGCTTCCCAAGTCCGGGGCGTGTAGCCTGGGACTTGTGGGGCGGTGATGCTGGTTTCCGCTGGGCTACATCCAAGCGGGACGCAATGCAACCTGATGGTAAGAGCCTTGACGGTGACCACGTATGCACTCCGGGGGTAGTGTACAAGTCTCACCCTTTTTACGGGTACGAGCTGGAGGCCAGCTCAAGCGAGTAGACACCGGGACGGGCAGGATTTATGCCGCTAGTCAGAAGTACCGGAATGACCTGTTGGAGCGTGAAGGCGTAGCCATCAGCCGGATGCAACGCGCATACAAAGCGGCAACTAAGGCCAGCATCGATGAGCTTGAAGCGCTGGAGGGTAGGATAGCCGAGCGTGAAGCAAACGGCGAACCGCCAAGCGAAACCATACTCTGGATGCGTCAGCGGATCATAGACAACATCGAGGAACTTGGAAAGAACCTCAAAAAGTTTAGCGTTGAAGGAACACAAATAACAATCGATGGCCAGACTGAAGCCGCTACGCTTGCTAATGATGCAACGCAAAGCCTTGTGGAAGCGGCAGCGGGTAAAAAGCCCGCCAACGTTTCCATTGGTTCTTCATGGACAAACTTACCAGACGAACAACTCCAAGCCTTTGTCGGGTTCGCTGGCGATGGTTCACCTCTGGCTGAGTTATTCAATAAGATTCCACAGGTAACTACCGATGCCATGCAGATGGCTTTGGTACAGGGCATCAGCCTTGGTGAAGGGCCACGCACGGTAGCACGGCGGGTACGCAAGGCCGCTGATATCGGGCGGCAACGAGCAGAGACGATAGCCCGCACTGAGATGATACGCGCAAGCCGGGAAGCACAGCGGCAACTGTATACCGAGAATCCTTCCGTTACCGGTTACCGGCGGCAGGCTACGCAAGATGCTAGGGTATGCCTTGCTTGCTTGGCATTGTCCGGCACCCTGCAAGCCACCGATACGATCATGCCAAGCCACCCGAACTGCCGGTGCGTCATGATTCCTGCGACGATGTCCTGGGCGGAGATTACCGGCGATTCTTCTATACCGGATACACGGCCAGAGGTAGCCACCCCTGAACGTATTCTTGCTGGTTTGACTGATGCTGAGAAGATAGCCATCATGGGGCCTGCAAGGTTTGAACTTTACAAGAATGGGAAACCATTACTCGATATGGTTCAAGTCAAGCAGGATAAGGATTGGGGGCCTACTACAAGTGTCCTGCCGCTGAAGGATATCGGTGGTTCTTTGCGTGTACAACTACCAACGGCACCGAAGACACCGAAGGGCGCTGAAACTCCTAAGCCTATTGAAGTTGTGAATCCATCTATCAATCGTGATCCGCAGGCACTACTCGAAGCGTTCAAAAAAATAGGGCCTAAAACATCTGAGCAAATTAGTCAGGAACGTGATGAATATTTTGCAGAACGAAGCTTGTTTATACAGAGCAAAAAAGCTCAAGGTATTCAAAGAAGAGATGCGCTTGAGGAATGGAATATCGATAATGCAAAAAGATTGGAGTTTATAGAAAATCAAACTGCAAGTACAAAGATAACTGACGACATGCGTAAGAAAATGCATAAGTTGATGTTTTCCGATGATGCATTAGATATCCAAAAAGTGCCATACCAAGACGTTATTGAGCCACCAGATAAAAGGTTAGATGACAAATTCCATAAAGCTTACGATGACTGCATTGATTATGTTTTTAAGTTCATTGATAAAAGGAAACTATCTTTATCAGATGAGAGCATGATGATGAAGTTTGTAAACCTTGACGAGATACAAATCTTTATAGAACGAAAAGATAATGTTTATGGATTTTGTGAATGGCATGGCGAAGGAAGAATTGCACTGAACGATAAACTCCAAAAATTGGAAACTAAATTTGAACCAACGTTTCACGAAGGTTCATCTTTCCGAACACTTGCACATGAAATGATGCACTGGCTAGATGCTAGAGATCCAGCACTAAGAAAACGGATAAGTAACTTTTATGAGAGAAGAACCGCTGGAGATGATTGGGAAGCTAGCAAATATGGCGGTGAGTACAAAAAAGATGAATGGCTTGAAGCATATATGGGTCAGCGTTATAAACCATTAGAAGATCAAGGGTATGGGCTCGAAGTCCCGACACGCGGTATTGAATATCTTCTAAGTGATCCGCTTAAGTTTGCGCAAGAAGATTTTGACCACTTCAGTTTCATGATTACCGAGGTATTAGGTGCCGGCAAATGAAAGTCATAGTTCGGCTTGACGATGCTCAAATGATTATTGAAAGCCCAGACGTGTACACTCGTCCAAAAATATCCGGCAGCTTGTGGGATGCAATGAAAATGACATCAATTTCTGCATGGCTTGCGTTATATAACCAATCTAGATTTCATAAATACGAAGAGATTGATTTTGCGTTAGCACTTCAAAAGGATCCATTGATGACTGTGGACTTTGTTGAGCCTATAGACGGGTACGATGCAGGTAAATATAACACCGTTTAGCCTATGTGGGATAGTGAAGCCATGGACTTGCTGACATCTACCGTAGACGGTATCAAGAGCGACAGGCTGGGCTACGTCAAGGGCTACCTGGTTCGCTTTGGCGATACCAAGACCGCCGACCTTGAGGGCGATTACTTCACCGCTTCAACTGACTACGGCTTTCCGGTATCGAAGGGTCAGCGCGTACCGCTGAACGTCTACTACCACCACGGCATGGATGCCGCTGTCGGAAAGAAGAGCATCGGTACAGGCTACATCAAGATGGACGATACCGGCTTATGGTATGAGGCCCAACTAGACATGGCCGATGAGTACGGCTCGATGATCGCGAAGCTTTGCAAGCAAGGCAAGATGGGCTTTTCATCCGGTGCTGCTGGTCATCTGGTAGAGCGTAAGAGCATGGGCGGTGCAGCTGAAATCACACGCTGGCCTATCGCTGAAGCAAGCATAACGCCTACACCTGCCGAGTATCGTAACAGCGTCAAAAGCCTAAAGGAGTATTACGGCATGGAGCCTATGATGGATATGGAAGAAGAGATGGTTATGTCTCCAATGCCTGAGCAGTCCCCGGAAGAGTACGCCGTATCGGTCTTTGATGAGTCCGAAGGTGACCTAATCCACGAGGGGCTTGAAGCCTACTACGATGCGCTCTGCGGAGCCATCGAGATGGTTTCCGATCAAGCCATGGCGGATGCTGTTATTGATGAATTTGCTCGACGTGCTAAGGGGCTATACGCCATGCACGGTATGAAGAGCGTACAACCCGCATCCCTGCGGGGTGTTGAACGTCGACTGCGGGATGCAGTCGGTCTTAGCCGGGCGAGCGCCAAGCGCTTAGCACCTGTAGTCTGGGATTCACTGCGGGACGCAGACCAGCCAGAAGTGCAACCGGAACTCG